TAAGGCCGACGAAACCAATGCCGATGCTGTAGTTTTGCTAGGTGACCTGTTCCACAACCACGCCGTTGTGCGGGTGGAGGTCCTTCAGTTTTGGCAACATGCACTTGCCGTACTCGCTGCCCGCCGTCCTGTTTACGCTCTGGTCGGCAATCACGACAGACCTAACGATGCCTCGTCCTCGGCTCATGCACTCCAGACCCTACACGCTCCGAATCGGGGCATCCATATTGTTGATGCCCCCCTAAAGAGCGACAGTGGCCAGATTCTGATGATGCCCTATGTGCCAGACAACTCCAGCTTTGTAAAGGTTGTCAGGGCGGTTAACCCCAAAGTGTTGATTTGTCACCAAACTTTTTCGGGTGCTGCCTACGACAACGGTTTTTATGCGCCAGACGGGGTGGACCCGGTAGCAGTAGGCGTCCCGCTAGTGATTGCTGGACACATTCATACACCCCAGACAATTAAGTGGGAGGGGGGACATGTTGACTATATCGGCAGCCCCCGGTGGAGAACCCTCTCTGACGCCAACGTTTCTAAGAATCTCGTCCTACTTGACACAAAGACTCTGTCTGTAAAGAGTTTTGACACTTGCATGGTGTGCCGACCGATTGGCCGTGGGGTGGTCCGTACAATCGCTGACACCGCCAATCTCCCGTTTGCGGGCAACCCTCTGGCCATCAACCATATCGACCTCGTTGGTCCCAAGGCCGCCCTTGATGACCTTGCCGCACAAGTGGCCCGTAGCGTCCGTGGTTGCAAGTTTCGATATCTGGCGACCGACACCCAGCCGACAAGTTCAATCAGCGAATCTGAGGGCATCGGGCAGGCTCTGCGTCGATTCCTGTCGTCGGTCAAGCCGCAGTTCGGCACACCACAAGACCATCTATTCAAAATGGTAGCAGAAAGACTCCATGTCTAAGAAAACACAAGAACTACTTGACACCCTGAAGACCATGAGGCTGATTTCTAACTCGACAGGAATGGTCTACGACCTCCAAGCCGACAACCTCCAAAAAATATCTAAGCTGTTCTTTGGAGACCTTAGCGTGGTAATCTCAGTAATTACAGATAGTTGGAATGTCGTGGCCCAGCTACCCCCAAACGCCAAGGCCCCGGCAAACTCTGACAAATTTGTTGCCATGGTACAATCCTTGCTTGGCAGCAACTGGAAGGTTCAAATCGTAAATGGACAGCCTCGACAAGACAACCCCAAGCCTAACCCCCGAAGAGCAAGGGGCGCTAGAACTGTATCAAAACGGAACGGACGGAAGCGTAGGGCTCGCTCCTAGTACGTCTGCTCAGTTTTTGCAGTTGTATCTTCAAGGGTACACAACCAAGGAAATCCAAAAGCTGAATCCGGGCTTCAAGCTGGGTCTCATTGTCAAGGCTCGGATTGAACATGGTTGGGACCGTCAAAAATCAGAGTACATCGACACTCTGATGACGCAAACCCGCGAATCTGTTCAGAAAACACAGTTGGAAGCCATTCGGTTCGCCTCAGATGGCATGGCCGTTCACCAGCGGGTGTTGGGTGATGCTTTCCGTCGCTACCTGCAAACCGGCGACACAGAGGAATTGGGGCCGCACAAAGACCAAATCACCATTCGGAACTATAAAGAGTACGTGGCCTTGATGTTGCAGTTGACTGGGCAGGATGGCAAGAAGCAGGTGTCAGCAGAAATTACCCACCGCTCAGACCTGCCCATGAAAACAATTGATGCGACTACGACGTCGGGGACAGACATTCTGGCATTGATGGAGGGGTTGGATGGACCTAAGCGCGAAACGTAAGGCGTTGCTCACGCCTTGCAAGACAAAAGAAGAGTTGGACCGGTGGATTCGGGTATTTTTGAACATCCGATTCCCGGACCGTGTAGTATCTGAAGAGTCCACGTCAAGCCCGCTAGACATGGTGTGGGAGCTTTACGACCGTGCCGTCAGAAACGACACGGAAGGCTTCAAGCGGATTATGGTCTATGCCAACCGGTTCGGCGGAAAGACCTTGGCTGCTGCCGTGCTAGAGACCCTTATCTTGCTGCATACACCACGCAATATCGTGCATATGGCAGCCATTAAGGACCAGTCCAAAAAGGCTCAAGAGTACGTAAAGGGATTCTTTTACAAGCCCGTTTTTCGGGATTTCGTGGTTGGCGACAACGACACAGAAGTCGTGGTGGTGGCATACACACACAAAACAACCGGAATCCCCATCACCCAGCGGGAATTTGAAAAGCTGCCCGTTGGTCAGCAAGACAAATACAACCGCAAGGAAAACTACATCAGAATCATCGTTTGCACCATGCAGTCGACAAACGGTCAGCACGTCGAATTCATGGTGGTTGACGAACTGGACGTGATTCCGAAGGGCAACCTCCGAGCGTACGACCAAGCTAAAAACGGTGTTCCGACCGACCGGGGCAACCTTGAGGCAATGACCCTATTTACCTCTACGAGAAAATCTCGCATTGGTAAAGTTCAGTCCGAAATCGACGAAGCTCCACAAACCGGCCTGATAATCAAGCACTGGAACATCATTGATATTACAGAGCCTTGCGGGTCACATCGACACAGGCCCAACGAGCCCAAAGTCGAGCTATGGATTAACGACGACCTCGTTAGTCATGTAGACGCACGGCCCACGAGAAGGGTATGCCGGGTCTGCCACTTGCCCTCTGTTTGCGGCATGTAAGGGCAACCTTGCGACAAAGCAGAGCGGCAAAGTCGGGCCATACGAAGAGGGCGGCACAGCCCTATTGCTCAAAATTCCGACCGTAATTGACAAGTTCCGAGGGGCCAAGCCAGACTTCATCACTACGGAGTTTATGTGCCGTAAACCCGACAGCAGTGGCCTTGTGTATCCTCGCCTGAGCGGGGTACACCTCAAATCCGCCTCACAAATTGCTGCCGAAATCGAGGGCGAGTTCGTTCCGGATATTGTGACAAAAGACGACCTCATTCGGTTCCTTGTGTCCAAAAACGTCCGCTTTGCGACCGGTATTGACTGGGGCTACAACCATTTGTTTGGAGCCGTGACCACGGCCATTTGGGGTCAACGCGCCTACGTAATAGACGTTGTCGCCAAGTCTCACCAAGAACTAGATGACAAAATCGCGCTCACTGAACATGTAAAGAACCTTAACTCTTTGGTGTTTGCAGACCCCGAACAGCCAGACCACATTCAAACCTTTCGAAGGCGAGGTTTTCGAATGCGCGAATGGTCTAAAGGTCCGGGGAGTGTCAAGGCTGGAATCGAAATCGTCCGTGCTAAGCTGTTTATGAAGGGTCACGGAGCAACGCTATTTTTCTTGACAGGTGACCCCGAAATCGACCTGCTATTGAAGCATGTCCGAGACTACCACTACACAATTGGAGTTGACGGCAAGTTCACCGAAGACCCCGACGATACTGACGACGACTTGCCTGACGCCTTGCGATATAACATTATGAATGTGTTTGGCAAGGACGGCGCGCTAAAAGCAAATGTCGGGCTTACGGCAGTTCAGACAGCGCAAAAAGAAGACCACTGGACAGTCAAGGTTTCAAAAGCCAACGATGCCGCTTTCAAAAACATCATCAACGGTCTGACTGGGGGAGCGTCCATCGGAGAAGACCAGACTGCCCCAACAAACCACAAAGTTAAAAAGGGCGGGTTTTACTGGAGCCAGTAATCTTGCCCCTTGAGGACACATGAACGGAATCCTAAATTTTACAGCAAAACTGCTTGCGTTTGGCGACTCAACTTCGTCGGCAAACCCCCGCCTCAAGTTTGTGGATTGGTCTCGCGATTTGACGGCCATTCCGGTCGCTGACCCTCAAAGCGAATCACACACTCTCGCTACGGGGGTGGCCAAGACCCTGTTTGATGGTAGTTTGGCATCTTCGATTGACGGTACTACTACTTTTTCTATCGCACTGTCAAGTATTGACTCGTCGCGTTATCGCATTTCGCATACCGGTGGAACGGCTCCGGGTTTCCGGACAGGTCGAGGCCTCGCTTTGAACGGCGTTGCCGTGACGTTTGTTGTCAATACAAATCAGACAGTTACCATGTCGGTCCCTGCCGGTCCGGACTTTACGTCTTTGCAGGTTGGTGACGAGGTCTTCATCCCACACACAACAACAGGTGATGCCGCCAGCCCCGTAAGCGTGCTGAACGCTGGTTTTTGGAGTGTGCTCGGTAAGTCGGCCGCCACATCGGTAACCCTTGTCCGTCCCGCTGGCACAAGCTTTGAGGCTGTGGCTCAGGTAGTAACCCTGACCTCAAACAATCAAATTCGCGGATATTCGTCGACCGGGCTGCAAATTGGCGATTTTATTGACATTTCTGAAGGGTTTCACCTTTCGACCCGAAAGTCCTTTGAGGTCTTGACGGTTACAGACGCCTTTGTGGAAATCGTGTCTACTGTAGCTCTGCCCGCCGAAACGGGCGTGGTCCCTACCGCCAGCGGTATTGCGTTTTACTCTGAGTGTAAGCGTATTGTCTACATCGAAGCTGACCAAGACGTTGTTGTCAGGGTCAATGGAGACACCGGACGGTTCCAGAGGTTGAGCCCGATTGACCCGAGTCGTGGCGACGTTGCCCCGTATTTCCGAATTGGGCCGACTTGGCAGTTGACAGTTGTCAACGTCTCTCCGACACGGGCAAACGTGTCGCTAATCCATTGCGAGTAACCATGTCCGATTTTCTTGATACACTCATTGCGGACCTAACAGACACCTCGGCGGCTAAGAAAAAGAAGAAGCCCAAGGCCACAGTCCGCTTTGTAGACAGGGTAGGTAGCGGCCTTGAAGGGGTGGAAATTACCCCCGAAATGCTCAAGGGTCATGCCGACGAAGTCCGCGCATCCAACCCCCTCGTCAAGTCTGTAATGGAAGGCCGACTGCGGAGGCCCGCTGCGACCCCGACTCTTGCGCCCCGTGTGAGCGGACCAGAGGCCCTTACCAAGTCGTTCATGAACATTTTGGACGGCGGCTCCAACCAAAACACAATTGAACGGTTGGCGTTTGAAGTAAATCCGGCTGTCAACAATACCTACCAGAGCCTGTATAAGCGCAAGCTCCGGTTGCTGCCAGACGACGTCCTCAAGCGCATTGCCATTCAAGACGACCTTGTTGCAGCCATTGTAAACACTCGTTCGCAAATGGTGTCGGCTTTTGGTAGACCACAGCCCGACCGATTCTCGACCGGCTACAAAATCGAAGCAGAGCCCGGTCTGGTTAGCACGCTGTCATCGGAAGACAAGGACGCACTTCAGAAGCAAATTGACCGTGCAGAACAGATTTTGCTGACATGCGGTCAAACCAAGGGTTGGTCTGACCACGACTCCCTCACGTTCGGGCAGTATTTGTTCCAGCAGGCTCGAAATGCAGTCATCTTTGGTCGGTGTGCGACTGAACTGATTTACACGACCAACCTGTCTGGTGACAGGCAGTTCCACTCCTTCCGCCCGATTGACGCCGGTACAATCTATCGCGCCAGCCCATTCCGGACACAAGCCGAAAGTGTTCGTCAACACGCTTTGTCGCAACTAGAGCAACTGAAGAACAAAAAACTGGTGCCCGAAAGGTATGTAAAGGACGATTACGTTTGGGTGCAGGTCATTGAAGGTCGCCCTCTGCAAGCCTTTACGGACGAAGAGTGCGTAGTCCACAATTTCTACCCAGTAACGGATATCGAGCTTGAGGGCTACCCCCTCACGCCGCTGGACACGGTTATTGCGGCCGTCACCACGCACATCAACATCACCACGCACAACAAGCTGTATTTCCAGAGCGGTCGGGCTGCTCGTGGAATGCTGGTCTTCAAGACCGACGATATTGATATTGAAGACGTAGAAGCAATCAAGCAAGAATTCAACGCCAACATCAACGGTGTCGGCAATGCATGGCGTATGCCTGTGTTCCGAATCGGGTCCACCGACGAGGTGTCGTGGCAGCCTATTGACAATTCCAGTAGAGATATGGAATTCCAGTATTTGTCAGACACCAACGCCCGTGTGATTCTGTCGGCGTTCCAAATGAGCCCCGAAGAGCTTCCGGGCTACGCCCACTTGAGCCGAGGCACCAACAACCAAGCTCTGTCTGAATCAAACAACGAATACAAGCTAGAGGCCCACCGCGACGTCGGTATCCGGCCCCTTATCGCCCAAATGCAGAACTATGTCAATGAGCGAATCTTCCCCCTCATTGACCCGGAACTCGCAAAGAAAGCCTCAATCAAGTTTGTTGGCTTGGACGTCGATACTGCTGAAAAAGAGTCCACCCGCCTCCAGCAGGACATGGCTGTCCATATGACAATGGACGAAGTCCTTGACAAGGTCGAAAAGAAGCCGCTTGGTCGGGAGTGGGGCGGACAGTTCCCGCTCAACCCACAATGGCAGCAAGCCCTGTTCCAGCACCGATATGTTGGTGAAATTATGGAACAGTTCTTTGGTGTTAAGGGAGCTTCGCAGGACCCCAGCCTACGCTTTATCCGAGACCCAATGTGGTTCCAGTGGCAGCAATTGCAAATGCAAGCGCAGCAAATGCAGCAACAGGCGCAGGCTCAACAGCAGCAGGACCAACAAGCCCAACAGCAACAAGCTCAGCAGCAACAGCAAGAGCAGGGCGACCTCGCTAACAGCACAGACCAACTGATTCAACTCATGAGTAAGTCTGAGGCTCAGCTACCGCCGTCCAAGAGGCGCTTGCTGGCCCACCAGCGCAAGACCATCGCTCAGGCTCTGGAGGCCTTTGAGGCTGAATCGAAGTCCGCTATTGCTGATATACTGTCAGATGCAGAAAAACTGACAAGGAAGTAATATGGCAATTTCAAAGCGGGTTCAAAAGCTTGCCGAGACGGCGGTCGACGCACTTTTTGAACGGCTCAAGGCTAGACTGCTGGGACCATCGGGACCCATCCCCAAGCTCAGAGCAAAGAACCTTGTGTTTGGGTTTGTGCCCGAATACACGCTGGGCGGTCTGTTTCGTGCCGCATCCAAAGAAGAGGGCGTTTCTACCCCAAACGAAGACTTGCTGTCCAGTCTTTTGGGGATTAGCACCAGTTATTTGGATGCTCACAAACAAAAGGCAAAGGCCCAAGTCGCGCAGGCCCTACAATCCCATATCCGCAATTCCAACACAAAAACCCAGCAAGAGACTCTGGCCAATCAGTTGTCGGACATTTGGGAAAAAGTCCACGCTGACGTGAAAAAGGTTGTAGAAACGGAAACCACCGTGGTTAGAAACATGGGTGTGGACGACGCCATCAACCGGCTGTCGGCCATGCAGGGTATTGAGGACCCAACAGTCTACTTTGTGACGGTCCGGGACGGCCACCGCTGCGACGAATGCACTCGACTCCACCTCTTGCCAGACAAGACCACTCCCCGTGTTTGGAAGCGGTCACAGGTCGGTGCTGGCTACCACAAAAAGGGCGATGACAACCCCAAAGTCGGTGGTTTGCACCCACATTGCCGATGTGTCATGTCGGTCTTGATGCCCGGTTTTGGGTTCGACGGTTCCGGCAAGGTGGTCTGGAAGAAGGCCGGTTGGGACGAGCTTAAGCACCAAGCTAGTCCTTGAGGGCCTGCTGCATGGTGTACACGCACGACGGTATACACCACGGCACTCCCCGCGTCAAGGCGTAATCTTTTGTCTATGAGCACCACTTCCCCCACAGGTTTGCTACTTGACGGCGTTTTTGCGTCCGAAGCCATTGATAGTTCTGGAGAAATTCTGTCCATCAAGGGCATGGATATTTCCACCTTTGAAGAGGGCAAGGGGCTGGCGAACTACGAGCATAAGGACAGTTCGGGCGACTCCAACGGCCAAGAAATCGTTGGAAAGGTTGTTTACGTTCGAAAGGTCTTCAACGAAGACGACTGCCTTGACGACCGTCAAAAGCTATTTTGGAAGCGGACCAAGGTTCCGTTTTTGTATGGAGTGGTGCGCCTGTATGACGGTGCCGGTCACGACGGGGCCAAGGCCTTGGCGGCCTCTATTCGCGATTCGGTAGCCCACGAAGAGCCCATTATCGTTGGCTTTTCCATTGAAGGGGCTACTTTGGAGCGCGACGGGAACAAGCTCAAGTCGACCATTGGTCGCTTGGTGGCTTTGACAACCAAGCCCTGTAACAAGCAGGCCGTATCTGGAATCTTGGCCGACCCCAACGCTCCAGAAGGCTACAGCACGAATCCCGAAAACGCCCGCACGACACTGAAAAGCATTACAGACCCACTAAACATGAGGCTGGGCGGTTCGTTGACCGAGTACGGCACCGAAATGCTGAAGGCCCTGACTGCTGGTTCTTATGGAGGCCCTCCCAGCACGCTTACGGGTGGAGCCGCCCTTCAGCGGGAAGACAAGACCTTGAAGGCAATGGCCAAAGCTGCCGCTCGCGATTGGCCCAAGACGGGCAAATTCCGTGAGTTTTTGAAGTCGTACTTGACAAAGGCAGAGCTTGGCGATGTATCCGACGAATTCCTTGACCACTATTCGGACCTTGTAGAATCAAAATACTACCGCGTCAAGAAGGCCGAAGAGGTCATCGCCACCCTGAAGAAGGCCGGTAAGGAAGTCCAATGGAAGCCAAATGTTTCTGAAAAGACTATTGCTGGTCTAAAGCAGAAGCACGGCTATGAGACCCCGGAACAGCGCAAGCTCGTTGATGGTATTGTACGCAAAAACCACCACAGCAAGGCCGGTGCAGCTAAGGCTAAGGCTGGTGGTACTCTGCCACTTCTAACCAACAACGGTGCGGTTGTCAAGCCAAACAAAAACATTGCCGACCCGACGTTTGACGCTGGGGCTGGCGTTCTTCATATGCCGCAGGGCTCGTTCAAGGTGTATCTGCCCCACCAAGACACCCCCGAGCTATCCAAGCACTTTGACGATTTGCTGTCTAGTCCAAAGGTGGAAAAGTTCCACGGCTATGCAATGCAAAATTGGGTGAAGGCTCACCAGCTTCTGAAGGCTGGCAAGCTGCCCCCAGAAGTAGCAATGCACGCAGTTTTGTTTAGCAATTTGTCGCCAAACTGCCTAGACAGCCAAACAGAGGCTCTTACTCAGCGTGGGTGGGTAAGGGGGTTCGACCTCACGATTGAAGACAAGCTACTGACCAAAAATCCCACAAGTGGGGAGTTGGAGTGGGAGGCCCCTACCGACCTGAAGCTATTTCCAGATTACAAAGGAAGTTTGGTAAGGATTTCTTCCCGGTCGTTCGAAGTTGTAACTACACCAGACCACCGCTGGTTGGTCAATAGCCAACGGGGACATGTTCGCGAAAAGACAAGCCGGTCTCTTACTGTTGGAGACCGAATCCACCGCACGGGAACCTTTAGGGGGGCTCAGGTTTCTGGGCTCACACCCGATGAAGCCGAAGTTTTGGGTTGGTTTGTCACCGACGGGTACTGGAGCGTCAGCAAAAATTGTAACAATACTTATGATTCACGATATGAGCACTCTGGTCGCTATGCCCGTATCTGCCAAAGCTCAGTGGGTAATCCGGACAAGTGCCGTCGAATCGACGAACTGCTTACGCGACTCGCTCCAGATGAAGTTTCGAGCCACATCGGCAAGGATGGCAAGCAAATTTGGACTGTAGGCCCAAAACTCACGTCCATGCTTGCGGTTCGCGCCCCAGAGCGCGTTTTGACCGTTTCTTCGTTGCTCGACCTGTCGGTCAAAGCTCTGCATAGTTTGGCGGACGCGATGTTTTTGGGCGATGGAAACAGTTGGACAAACGGGGGTTGGAAAACAAAACGTCAACTGACTACGGGTCGCAAAGAGCAAGCAGAGGCCTTCCAAGTCCTATTGACACTGCTCGGCTACGCTTCATCCTGCGTATGGCGGGACATGTCTTCTTATTCGCCACAAAGCGACAAGATGCATAACGTCCCCAAAATGACGGGTGTGTACGTTGTAACACAACTGAATCGTAAGTATGTCAATTTTAACCCCGACACCCGCGTCGAGTTCGAAGGTAAAGAGGGCGTTTGGTGCCCAATGGTTCCCAACACCTTTTTTGTTGCGCGGCGCTTGGGTCAGGTGTTTGTGACCGGCAACACACCTGTTCCGATGCAGGAACTGATGTATGGCCACTTGGTTGACAGCATGAAGGACACAGGCCTCAACCCGTTGAGCCCCAACTTCGAAGACATGCGTTCGGATTGGAGAGGTCGAGACAGCGCGACTAAGCTCCCCGACCACTCGCCCCAGCACTGGAAGAGACTCCTTGGCTCACTCAGGCTCAAGCACGACTCGAAAAAGACCGGGCGCGTTGAGGGCCAGCTAGGGAGTTTCGTGCTGGCAGACGACAAATTTGACAATATGTCAAAATACGTCGAAATGCACCAGCCCTTGCAGGAACTGCTGGGTCGTTACAAGCACAACGCACGTGGCGCTGCTGAAGAAATGATGAATCACAAGCAGGAACAGGTCCGCTGGGAGAACCGGCGTCGACTTGCTGCTGCCGATGGAAAGCCCGACCCCGGCAAGTATCCCGGTATGTCTATTTCCGGTCTGGCTCCAAAGACTACCCGTTACGCACTTGGCATGATGGGTGGTGGTAACGTCGTTGTACCAGACACGCACTTTGTCCGCAATTTGTTCGGTCTCAACCGAGAGCAGGACGGAGACACAATCGAAGCCATCAAAAAGGCTCTTTGGAATCACCGGTCTGCCCCTGTTTTAAATGGGATTGACCAGTTCTACGCAAACAACCACCCGGCTGTCAAGCACATGCTTCAGCACCCGAAGTGGGGTAAGTATTTTGAAAAGCCCGAAGACGCGGTCTTCCCGGCGTTTTGGAAGCACTGGATGGCTATTGTCCCACACGAACGGGCTCGTGGACACACCGTGCGCGGCTACAACGAGCTTACAGACCACCGCCCGTTCTGGGAGGCTGTGGCTCCCTTTACAAAGTCAGAAAACACCAGCCTTCCAGAGCAGACAGCACGTCAGCACGCACAATGGGTGACAGAGTACGGAGAAGTCCCTGCCGGACTGCTCTACGCTCACCACTTGCTGCCAAGGCTGTTGGCAGCCGCTGCGTCTCGTGAGGCTCAAACAACCATTCGCAAGGCACAAGAGCTTCAAATTGAGTTGCTCGCCAAGAGAGACCCGGTGTCTGCGGCGCACTCTGCGGCCAATTCGGCTGCAAAAGTCCTGAAGCAAGTGGGCACACAAAACGCTCATGACGAGTCCACGGACACAGCAGATTATCGCGATATTCCCAATCGCCCAATTGTGTTTCAAGGCCGCCACGTCAAACCCGGTAAGGCTCAATTCAATGACGACAACTTCCACGTTCTGGGGACGACAGCGACACACCTGTTGGGTCTTCCAGCAAACAAGGACCCATACAAAGGATGGACAGACCAAGACCTTGTCAAGTTGGACCGAAACGACCCCGACTTGAATGTCTATGGTTACCCCGAGTCTGTGAACTCTCCGGGCGTCGTCAACGCGGACATTCACGGGGTGATGGGTTTCGTCGACCACCCGGAAACTCGCGCTCTAGCCCATGGCTTTAACTTTGACTTGAAGTCAGACAAGCAGGCTGCCGGGGGAGTTACAGTAGGCAGTGGCGACTCGTATTGGGGCAAGTCCCCCACAGGCCAGCACGTCTTTGTGAAGGCTTCGTCAAAAACGTTTAACGATAGTCGTGAAGGCTCATGGAATACAGCCCGCAAGGAAGGTATTTACCACAACATTGCCAAGGACTTCTTTGGCTTGGGTGCTCATGTTCCTAACGTTGCTGTGGTTCGCCACCCGCGTACAGGTCAAGAGCACGCCCTTATTTCTCACGTTGATGGGCACACAATCCACATGCTTAGGCCTTACGACGGCCCAAATCGAAAGGGTTATCCGTCCATTTTGGGTGCTATTGGTACACCGACATTGCAAAAGCTTGGCATCATGAATTCTGTTATGGGCAATATCGACAGACATGACGGCAATTACATGGTCAATGAAAAGGGTCCGGATGGGCAGCCATCAATCGCCCTAATTGACCACAATATCTTTGGAGAAAATGGAAATGTCACCCCAAGATACTTGCTTCATGCTGGGACTACAAAACAACCACTACACCCGGAAGTAGTGGAATGGCTAAAAACGCTGGATATGGATGCATTCAAGCACCACCTCATTAAGAATGGCGTTCCTGAAGTCTCCAGAGACGATGGGCATTTCGTCCCTTCTCGTCCTATTCTTCAGCCGATGTTGGCTAGATTGCAATATTACAAAGACCACGCGCACAATGACGCTACGTTTGGGTATGCCCTGCACAATGCGGCATCAGCGGGACAGGGCGATGGGGTCATTCAAATTCCGAACACATCCAGCCAGAGCCAGTCAGATTTGGATTACTAAATGAAGCCAGAAAATATCTTTTACATTTACGTATCCCTCCCCCACGCCAAGGGGCATATCGACCGCCACTTGCTGGGAAAGATTGCTCTTGACGAAAACGGCATGGAAGTCCTTGAAGACCACGGACTGCCCAAGGGGCTCGCTGCTATGTCGCCGGGTGAGGCGGCCAAGACAATCGAACGATTTACCACGAGCATGTATTACTCTGTGGTGAACTTGGAAGATATTGTCAATGGACTGCATCCGGAACTTATTCCAGACGCAAAACAATCCATCGATAAGGACTTGGTGGGCCTTGTGCAGGGAGGGGTTGGGGCCAAGGGTTCGGAACCTCAAAGCTCTGAATTTGAATTTGACAGGATTGGGGGGGAAGGTCCCCGAACGCTCTCTGTCTCGGACGGACAGGTTTTCCTTGACAATCAGCTTTTGACGCAGGACGAAATCGACAAAGTCAAGGACCATGTCCGCACACAAAAGGCCTTTTTGCGTCGGAAGGTCTCAAAGGCCGAATCCATTTTCCAAAATCCAATGGATAGGCACATGCTGGAAGACTCAACCGTGCCCGGTGTAGGTAACCTTCGTGCGTACAATCAGCACATTGCGTCTGGGGCTCCCGGTATCCACATGCACTTCAATGTACATGGGCTGGACCATTTGAACAGCTTGGGACGCAGCTACGGCGATGGGGCCATTAAAGCTGTTGGTATGGGGCTGGCTCAGGTCGCGAAAGAACTGATTGGAAAGAATGCAAAAGTCTTCCGGCTGGGAGGCGACCGCTTTGCCGCACATGTCCCTACAACTGAAGGTGCCGCACTGTTGGCACGAGGTTTGCGTCAACGTCTGGAATCAATCCCTCCGATTCTGGGCAAGCACAACCTAGCCGTTTCGGTGGGTATCGGCTCAAGCAAGGACCATGCCCAGTGGGCCATGCACGATGCCCATGCTGAGCGCAATCGGCGCGGGTATCCAGCAGGACAAACCAAGACCCACGCCGCTGTCCGTGTAGAAAACGGACTCAGCGGATTAATTCCGGGTTAAGGCACCACGTACTTCGTGCGGTCCAGCGTGCGGTGGGTGTCGGTCTTCAGATTCACCCAGCACGTCCGCACAAAGCCGTCCGGCTGAAGGACGATGCACAGGTCGCGGGTCTCGTCGAGGCTGCCGCGAAACAGGGCCTTGGTCACCTTGCCGCTGATGACCTCGATTTCGACGACCTTCATCTTTCCGAGGTCGAGGGTCTTCGGCAGCTCAATGTGACCGTAGCGGTCGCACTGAGCTTCAAAGCGAGAGTGGTTCCCATACTTCGGAGTTGCCTTCCCGGTGGGAGTCTTGAACCCCTTCGGAAAGCCAATTTCGACGTGGTAGAGGGCCATGGGTGGTGCTTATACAGGTCCCACTTCTCCGCGTCAACGACAAAATTTACAATAAGGTTCTCTACCGTAGAAAAACTCTTCTACAGGTAGGACTAGTTTGCATCTATTGCAAAGACGAGACCCAAGGTCGGCACGGCACTTGCGGCACATCAAGTCCTTTGCTCGTCGGCACCACTTCCCACACCTGACACAACTTTGACCACGAGGGTGCTTTTTGCGTGCCTTTTGGTTCGCTCTGCAAACTCGGCACACACGTCTGTGTGGTTCGATGGGATTGCTTTGTTTGCACTTGTAACAGGTTTGCACATTTGGGTCCATTCTTGACATTCTACCACAGCCCGTTTGCAATGTAAGTCGTTGATATTGCTAGGATTGTGCAACCTATTGATTTTTGGAGGTAATCTTATTGATACCTGCGGTTCATGTCGAACTGCAAAAACTTTTTACGGAGAACACACTCATGGCTGCTTCTGCAAAGTCTCTTTCGCTGCTCAAGGAACTGAAGGACCGCATGGCTCGCCGCACCTCGCTCACCGTTGGCGAAGTTGCGTTTGACACTGACGGCGGCGGTTACTTCCTGATTGGTACTGGCGTGGCCGGTTCGCAGTCGATGCTGATTAAGAGCAAGCAGGTCGACCCTGTTGGCTACGACATTATCGGCAATGCGGCTCGTGGCTACACCCCGACCGTGCTTCAGGTTGTTCTGGAGACCTCGTCTGTTGCCTCGGTTCCTCTGCTGACTGGCGCAAACCTGCTCCCCTTGCTGGGCGAAGTCCTGCGTCAGGGTTCGCGTGTCGAGCTTTACATGTCGCCCAACACAGACAACGTTGGTGTTGACGAAATTACTTCGGGTCAGCTTGTTCAGACTTGGGAGCCGGACCTTCAGTACCGCCTGATGGACGCTCAGTAATTTCTTCCTAACTCCAAACAAGGAGATTCAAAATGACTAAGGAAGAAATTGCATCTGTGCTCGCAGAAATCGATTCGGACCTGAAGAAGGCTGAATCGGAAGCTGTAGCCGCCCTGAAGAAGGCCGACGAGGGTGCTTCGGAACCCGAGCCCAAGGAGCCCGCCGCTGCTGAAGATTCGTCTTCGCCTGCTTCGCCTGCTAGCGATGCGCCTCCTTCGGCCCCTTCGGCTGCCGGTGGTGCTGACGCTCCTGCTGGCCCTCCCGACGCTGGTGCTCCTGCGGGTACTCCTCCTGCTGGTGACCCCGGTCAGGAACAGGGTCTGACCCCCGAGGCATTGCAGGCTGAATACGCACAGCTTCCTCCCGAGGAACTGGACATGCACATTCAGGCCGCAATGGCAGCAAAAGAAGCGATGGCTGCGGCTGCTGGTCCTGCTGCTGGTGGAATGCCTCCTGCTGGCGCTCCTCCTGCCGGTCCTGCTGGCGCTCCTCCTGCCGGTGGAATGCCTCCTGAAGCTTCGGAACCTCCGATGCCTCCGATGGGCAAGGCTGACCTCAAGATTAACAAGGAAGCCAACGGTGGCAAAATCACTGGTGGTGTCAAGAAGTCGGAAGACGACTCGGTTCAGAAGCTCACTGCACTGGTGAAGAGCCAGCAGGAAGATATCGAAAACCTGACCAAGGCTATCCGCTCGGTTCTAGAGGCCCCCGTTCGCAAGTCGGTATCGGCTCTGTCTGAGGTTGGTGGTCTGAAGAAGTCGGAAGACGCGCCTAAGACTCGCAGGGACGTTGACGAGTTCATCAAGGCTAATGCAGAAAAAATGACCAAGTCAGAGCGAGACCTTTGGCTTGATTTCGTGGCTAACAAGGTGCCTGCCGCAAAGCTGGCTCCCATGCTGGACCGTCTCGCCAGCGCAAAGTAACCGGAGAAAACAATCATGGCATCTGAAGCAACAATGGCTCTAATTAAGGCAATGGAAGCTGGTTCGTACAACGCGGCTCCCTCCACTCTCGTTCAGGGCGCAGCCCTGCAAATCGAAGACCTGTCTTCGACGATGCAGGTTGTCACCTTCGACGACAAGCACATCAAACTCCAAAAGATGCTGAAGGTCGAAAGCTGCAAGTCGACTCTGGCTCAGTTTGACCGTCAAATGTCGTACGGCATTTTCGGAGGCTCGGCGCAGGGTGAAGGTGCAATTGGTCAGGAAGAAGACAGCCAGTTCGCACGCATCGTGGTCCCCATGGCTTACTACAGCCACACCCGCCGTGTGACGGTGGTTGCCAACATGATTGACACCATTGACGGTGTCAAGGCCGAGGACCGCGCAGCAGCCGACGCAGCCAAGAAGCTGGCGGCCGACATTGAGTTCGACCTGTTCCGTGGTAAGGCCGACTTCAGCAACTCGGGCGTGTTCGACGGGAACATGGGCGCAATCCCTGCTCTGCCCAACATCCTTGGTGTTGACCCCCAGATTCGTCAGAGCGACGTTATCCGTAACGCTCGCGACCTGATGTTCGAAGAATACGGGTCGAACCTGTCTGTTGTTCAGCAGGTCGGTGGCACCCTGACTCAGGATGCAATCGAAGACGCGCACGTTCGCTCGGGCCAGAACCACGGTTCGGCTGAAAAGTTGCTGGTCGACCTGCTTGTTCTGTCGGCCTACAACAAGATTTCGTACGGCAAGGAGCGCATCGTGCTGGCTGGTTCGGCAACTGATGCAACCGCGTCGGACCTGAAGCGTCAGTGGGTGTCGGGTGGTACTGTCAACGTCGAGGCCTCGCGCTTCCTCGCTGGCAAGACCGGCCCTGCGGAAACCCGCGACGGTGCCCCTCTGGCCCCCTCGATTTCGCTGGCCAACACCGCGTCGTCGACCGGTCTGACCGCTGGTGCCTACAACTTCTCCGTGACTGCGGTTAACGAGCGCGGAGAATCCGGCAAGTCGGCTTCGGCCTCGGTGACAATCTCGGCCGGTGACTACGTTACCGTGACCATCACCCCCAACGCCTCGGGCACCACGGCTCGCTACTTCAACGTGTACCGTTCGCTGGTCGGTGGCACTGCCGCTTCGGCCAAGTTCATTGGTCGCGTTGCAAACTCGGGTTCGGCAACCACTGCGTTCCTCGACCTCGGCAACAAGCGTCCCGGATTCGTCACTGGCTACCTCGTGCAGGACGACACCATGGCAATCAAGGAACTGTCGCCGTACAGCCGTCTGAAGTTGGCTGTGACAGACCTCTCCATCCCCGAGGCGCATTTCCGCTTCCTGACCCTCGCGGTCATGCAGCCTCGCAAGAACGTCCTGCTCGACAACCTCGTCGGCTCGTTCTAATCTAACTATCCAAAATAGTTGAGATTTTCGACCCCCAAGCGGCCTTTAGGTTGCTTGGGGGTCGACCTTTTTCCACGGCTGTGATAATCTATCCGGCAATGAGGCGGCTAACCAAAGAGCAGACACAAGCATTGCTGGCAGACCGACAAGCCGGTGCGACTCGTAACGAGTTGGCTTCAAAGTACGGCCTAACCTTGGCTGGCGTAAAGTCTATTTTGCTTAGACACAAAGCTTCACTGCCTTTAGAACAAAGGCAGTTGAATGCATATCAAGCAAAATTGGCAAAAAACCCAGAGGCCATGAAAGAAATGCGCAAGGCTCTGACCGCCGACACGGTGGCCCGTAGGAGTCAATCCATCCGTGCCAGATATCAGACCGACGAAGCTCTCAGGGCTCTCAAAGGGCAGCAGAGCCGAAATTGGTGGAGCGAGTACGGACCTGACAGCAAGTATGTGTGGGGAGACGTGTCCCATGTAGCCACCCAACTTGGAATGAGCCTGTCGCAAGAATTGAGCGGACCTGTAGACACAGAAAACGTCTCTGTGCGCTGCCATTGTGGACTTGTGTGGACCCCGCGCGTGTATGACTTTTTGTATGGCAAAATCAGGTCGTGCGGGTGTGTGAAATCTGAGCCTCAAGCCGAAATCGCCAAGTGGGTTCAAGAGTTGGGCTACGAGGTCGTTAGCAACGACAGGACAACAATCAACCCGTTTGAGCTTGACATTGTGGTCCCTGCCAAAAAGCTTGCTATTGAATATTGTGGGCTTGCTTGGCACGGAGAACAAAGAAAGGAGCTTCGGAGGTATCACCTCAATAAGCTGGAACGGGCGGAAGCTGCTGGGTACAGATTGGTCACCATTTTTGCTGACGAATGGCTCGACAAGCCCTTGGCTGTAAGGGGATATTTGCTGTCCATTTTGGGTCAAACCCAGACAAAGCTGGGTGCTCGTCATATGGACTTCTCGCCGGTCGAATGGAAGGCCGCCTCTGGGTTTTTGGATGCGTATCACATTCAAGGCGCGGGGGCTCCGCTCGCGCACCGCTACGGTTTGTTTTTTGATGGCGAGCTACTAGCCGTTGCAACGTTCAAGCCGATTAGTGCGACAAGACGCGGGCGGGCGGACGACCGTATGTGGGAGCTTGTGCGATACTGTGTCAAGCCACACCTCCAAATTGTTGGAGGTTTCGACAGGGTCTTCCGAAATTTTCAAAAACTTCACAATCCCAAGGTCGTGACGAGCTACAGCGACCGTAGGTGGAGCCAAGGCGACTTGTATCGCCGTGCTGGGTTCCGGCTGGCGTCAACCCTCCCTCCAAGTTATTGGTATTTCAAGAAAAACACCGACCGGCCCCGGTGGCACAAATCGAAGTTTCGCAAATCGTCCATCGGGGCTCTGCCGTCCGAAACGGAATGGGGCGTCATGCAGCGTCTGGGCTACGACCGAATTTGGGATTGCGGCCTACAAAAATGGATTTTGGAGCTTGACGCTGGGGCCTAGGACCTGTATAGACCTTCGCATGACCAACCTTTACGTTGATGACGTTCGTCGTACCGGCGACCGCACTCAAAACCCATCGGCCGATTGGGAGCGGACTTTCGGGTATGCGGACACCATCGCCCGTTTGAGTCACCGAGATATCACCCATATCTCTCTGGACCACGACCTTGACGCTGACGGTGAGGTCGCAGAAGAGCTTACAGGCTACGACATTGCCTGTTGGATTGAGGTCAACATCACGGATGGGGTCCGGCTGCCACGTATGACGTGGGAGGTTCACTCCATGAACCCGTCCGGGGCTTCGCGCATTCGGGCAGCGATGGAGTCTTGCAATCGGCTGTGGGATATGGCATAAAGGAAGCTATGGGATACCATACCGAGTTTAATGGCTCTTTTAAGTTGAATCGGCCTCTTGAGCCGCTTCACCACGAGTATTTGGAGCGGTTCGCTGAGACCGGCCGAATGAAGCGGGTGTTTGGGTCTGGTTTCATTCCGGGACTGCACAACGACGTTGGACTTCCCGTTGGTTTTGAAGGGGAGTTTTTTGTCGACGGCGAAGGGTTCCGTGGACAGGACCACACTTCATCGGTTGCTGACTACAACAATCCGCCATCTGACCAGCCGGGACTTTGGTGTCAATGGGTCCCCAGCAAGGATGGCACAGCCATTGTCTGGGATGGGGGTGAAAAGTTCTACGACTACGTTGAATGGCTTGAGTACCTCATGGGCAATTTCCTCGTTCCGTGGGGTTACACTCTGCACGGAACGGTTAAGTGGCAAGGGGAAGACGGTAACGACGCCGGACTGATTTCGGTTGACGGAACTGCAATTCGGGTGACTCGGTAATGCACACCATCATCGATTCGTGGCGCATCAGTTCGGAAGTGGCCGATATCCTTGCGTTTTACGGGGTGGCTACGGAACAAACCGTCGTACCTGTGGGGGAGAAGTCCCGCTACAAGGTCGAAATCAAGGACTCCAAGGACAACGACCGGGCCAAGGCTTTGTTCCCACTCAGGAAGTGGGAGTATGGACAAGTTCGACCGTAACGGGATTCGAATTCTCAAGCTTCGCAAAAACAAAAAACGTCAGCCCCCGCTTGCACCTCTTTGCAAGACTCTTGCCGATTCAGAACGGCGAATGTGCCTTGAAAAAGTAAAGTTTGAAACCGAAAGCGACGCAAAGACCTGCAACAAGGGCCAACGACCATATAAGTGTCCGGTTTGTGATGGGTGGCACCTAACCAGCACAAAAATTCGCATTGAGGCTTGAAATCCGCAAAGACCTCCTGTATAAGACTTCCATGACCTACACCGCCGCCGCCCTGTCGCTGTTCAACGACTCTTTGGCCAAGATTGAATCCGAGTCCATCCGAAAGTGGGTGACGTCGACCCACAACATGCCGCTGTGGATGGAGACCTGTCAGAACGCGGTCAACAACAACCGCACGGACTCTGACAACATGGCAGCATACATGGTCTGCGTGGCGATTGGAGCATAAAATGAACAGGCGTTTGGTGCGCATTTTTGTTGTGACCAGAGACTGGCAAAACGATATCCCAGTTGTGACCGAATACAAAAGGGTAACCGACCGCCCGCTCAAAGACTGCCTCTTTGAGTTGCCGTCCTACGGAATCGCACCCAAAGCAGAAACGTTTTGGGCTGAAGATTCTCGTGGGCATTTTCGACTACTCAAGACGCGATGCTACGAGGTCGAGGCGGGGGTAAGTTCGCCGCTTACGGCGACTGTGGTATAATCGCGGTTATGCAATTTAATGTTTGCGAAACAATTCGCCTAATTCCGTCCAAGTTCGACCGCCTATTTTCCGGCTACTACAAGCTGGGGTGTATTGTAGTCGAAGGTGGGGTGGAGACGCACACGTATCGCACATACCCAATGCGGGGTCCCGTTCTGACCCAGCTAGAACTGCAAGCCGCTCTCGACGATTTTAAGTCGAAGTTTCACATTTCCTCGCTTCAAATGTCGTTCGAAATTGAGGAGTTCCGAGCAATTCTTTGTACCGACGACTACGAAGCATTTTGCAAACCGGCGCAAGGGACCGAGAGAATCGTGCTCAATGGTTAAGATTTCAGTCGAAGAAATTGCCAAGGTCTGCCACGAAGCCAACCGGGCCTTGACGGCGTGTGTTGGGGACGTTCCTGTGCAGTCGCCATGGGAACTGGTGTCGGAAGACATGCGTAAGTCCTGCATTCGCGGTGTAGAATTCGCCCTTGCCAATCCAAACGCCCCAGCATCGGCTCAGCACGAGGCGTGGGTGGCTGACCGTCTAGCCAACGGGTGGACGCTTGGACCGGAACGTAGCGACCTGCTCAAGACACACCCGATGCTCATTCCCTACGAACAGATGCCAGAGCACGTTCAAAAGAAGGATGCGCTGTTTAAGGCAATCGTCAACGCACTGCGTTAAAATCATGTCAAACCAAAGCGGAATCGTAGTTCACAATGCCCCCAACAACAAGATTGAGTTTCGTACAGGCCGTTGGTCGGCTAACGAAGCTCTTAACTGTGTGTGGAAATGTATTCAAGACGCCAGACGCACCAATAAGTACGGAGATTCATGGCTAGGAAACGAAATTGCCACCAATCTCATGAACAACAGTTCTGTTGAGGGCATCGGGATTACCAACACCGACCAACCGACAATATCCGTGTGGGCCACGACCGGGCTAATTGAGTGTCACGACCACCGCAATGTTTGCGTTGCTATGTTGTACTTCACCTCTCCGGAATCTGAAGTACAAAGAGTCTCCAAAGAGTTTTTTCAGTGGTGAGCGATAATCTAGCTGATATGATGACCGTGTTGCCAGTTGCCACAATCAAAGCGGAACGCCCCGCCAAGGCAGGCGTGTAAATACGGTATCGCCATTCTCTTCCCACGAGGGGCGCTACCGAAAGGTAACGCCCCTCTTGCTTTTCTGACAGGACTGAGGTATACAACTG